ATGATTCTGCAAAACGTAGATTGAAAATGCAAATTAAAAATATGGCATAATATGGCAGGTAAGTTACAAAATATAAAAGCAATTAAAGAAATGATTGCCGGGACTCATAAGTCTCAAAATAAAACACAAATAGGTTATACTGGAAAAAAGACTATTGCTGATGAAGATGTGCTGGAGCGATTTGAAGATGGCAAACCTAAAGTATGGATTGAAACGGAAAGAGGTACTCGTTGGAGAATTGAACAACATGAAGGATTTCGTAGTAAAAAGCCAGAAAATAGCATTTTAGATACTATCAATGAAATACTTCAAGTACCAACCACATGTCCAAAATGCAATACTCAGATGAAAGGCGTTGAAGAAGAAAAATTAAATTTGAAATTTTGGTTTATGAGTAATCATTGTTTTGGATGTCAATTAAAAGAAGAAACATTGATACGTGCAAAAGGAAAAGATGCTTGGTCGGAGTATTCACGCAAAAAATTAGCAGCAAATGCCGAATCGTGGTTTAAAGATACAGATAAAGAAGTTGAGATAGTTCGTAATTCATTGAAACTTCAATTTGTACAAAATGCCGACGGTGATTTAGCTGAATATGATCAAACCGCATTTTTTGAAAAATTTGATTCTGATTATAAAAAATTTAAAGAACAGATTCTAGAAAACCTAGGAGAATAAAATGGCAAACAAAAGCGTTAATAAAATTGGAAAAGATTTTGATAAGGTAGTCGCTGACATGGCTAAAATGGCTAAAGATTATGCAAAAGCTAGCGGTGATAAAAAACAAGACTTATTAAAAAAATTAAAAGATCTTACATCCAAGAAAAAAGATCTTAAATCGCAATTGGAACGCGCTGTTATGGATGCTGAAAAATCTGTTGCATTGCAAATAGACGAGCGTTACATGAAAATTGCTTTAACATCGATGATAGGTCGATTAGTAGAGCAAGAAATGTCAGCATTATATGAAGAAGATGATGATGCAGAAGTAAAAGATCTAGAAAAGGCAATGGGAGATGGATTTAAAGGATTAGAATCTGCATTAAGTTCAATGGAAGATGAAGCAAAAGCCGATGTTGAACAAGTTGACGAATCTGTCATTAAACGTCATCTAAATGAAATGGGTGAGTTAAATGAAGAACTTACAACTGTTGCGATTTTAGGTATTATATTAGCAGCTCCAAAAGTAGTGGAATTACTTACAAAAGGATTATCTAAACTAATACGAGTAGTTAAAAAAGTAATGGGCAAAGGAGACGGAAAAGAAGACCCGGAAGGAACAGCTGCAAAAATAATTGAATTTACTCATAAATGGCATAAATCATATATCAAAGCATTACGATGGATATTGAAAGTAACTGGCGTATTTAAAAAGGCAGGTATAACCAATGATGCAAACCAAATGAAAGCAGCAACCATGCTTTATTATACAATCATTGCTGGATTAGCAGTATATAGCGGTGTAGGAGCCGTTAGTGCATTTAAGTCAGCTATGGCATCAGCAGGTTCTAGTGCCGGAGGATTTTCATTATCTGCATTAGAGGCAGGTATGGCAGCAATTAAAACTGGTGAGGTAGCTGAGTTCCTTGGAGAGTTAGGATTGGCTGGTACTGCGGGTGCATAAATAGGAGTAAACATGTCCACTATAAAATTAACACCGTTATTAAATGAAATAATGATACGTTCTATTATAGAATCTATGGGCGGCGACGCTAATAAAATAGAAAAAAAAGCGGAAGATTTAGAACAAGAACTAGAAAAAGCTGGTATGGATGCCGATAAAGAAGAAGTACAAGCTGCAATGCTAAATGCGTTAATAGATGCAGACGGAGATGCAAATCAGTTAGATGTTTCAGATGTAGAATCTATTGCTAAAAATATAAAAGAATCTCGTAGTGCTAGTTTAAACGAATCTGGTAGCTGGATAGTGAAATTTTTTGAAGGTGTTTTTGGAGTACTTGGAAATGCAGCATTATTAAATACCATTGCTGAAAAAGTAGAACAAGTTACCGGTAAAAAAATTGATACAAATAAATTAAAATCAAGAATAGACTGGGTAGCCGGCTGGGTAAAAAAAATAACTGGCTTCCCGGCAAAGGCAATGGAAAGGACATTCCAATGGCTTGCTAAAAAATTTAGTGGCGGATTATTTGCTCAAAAAATTGCTGGATATTCTGGAACCTTAATAGCCGTACTTGGTATGTTTATTTTTGGAGTTATATATTTTCCGTCAGTATCATCGATATTTTTCTTTATATTTTCTGTTGCTGGATTGTTAGGTAAAGGTGCTGAAATGTATAAAATGATAAAAGAAATTATACATGCAGTCAAAGAAGAAATGGAGAAAAATAAAGGTACGGATACAGCAGCGGCAACATAATAATTTATGAATAAAGTTACATACATATTAATAGCGATAATAATAATACTAGCAGTAATCGTAGGAGTAATGTCGGTACGTAAACCAATTACAAACGATGCTCGTGAAATGCAATATCAAAATCGAATTGATAGTTTAAACACAGTAATTTCGGAGTATCAGGCGCAACGACGAGAATTGGATAGTATTATCGCAGTATATAAACAAGACAATATAATTTTAGCATCTAAAATGGATTCCGTTAAAAGTTATATTAGTTGGTTAAAACAGGATTACGATGATAAAATTGATGATATTCTTGATTACAATTCTAACGACCTTAACAAGTTTTTCGCAGATAGATACCCAAGATAGCATAGTATGTTTACCGATCGGAACTGCTAGACTCATCGCCGCGGATTTGTTAGAATATGATAAATGCAAACTAGTTCTCAAAGAAACAGAAGAACTTAATCGGTTGGCAGATAAACGTATAAATTCTTTGTTAGACGCTATTCAAGTCTATGACAATCAAAAAACCATAATGTTATCAGAAATCACTGCATTAGAAGAAAAATTTGATACATGCGAAGATGATCGTAAAGAATTAAAACTTGAAGTTGATGATTTAACTGGTAAAAATGAACGATTGAAAAAATGGACAATAGGATTGGGTAGTGGATTGGTTGCAACGTTAGGAGCATTACTACTAGTAATTGCTGTAAAATAAATTTGGACATTTGAAATCTTTTTATTATATTAAAGCTTAATAATGGAGAAGAAATCTTTAAAACAGATAATTAAAGAGGAGTACAAAAAATGTGCTGTAGATCCAGTACATTTCATGAAAAAATACTGTGTTATTCAGCATCCTACCAAAGGTAAAATGTATTTTCATTTATATCCATTTCAAGAAGATACATTGACTTCCATGAAGGAACATCGATATAACATTATTCTTAAATCACGGCAGTTAGGTATATCAACATTATCAGCTGGATATATTTTATGGAACATGTTATTTAACGATGATTTCAATGTTCTTGTAATCGCAACTACTCAAGACGTAGCAAAAAACCTCGTTACTAAAGTTCGAGTAATGCATGATAACTTGCCTTCATGGCTAAAAGGTAAAACATTAGAAGATAACAAATTATCGTTACGATTTAAAAATGGATCTCAAGTAAAAGCAGTATCAAGTACAGGAACAGCCGGTCGTTCCGAAGCATTGTCATTATTAGTAATGGATGAGGCAGCATTCATTGATAAAATTGATGAAATATGGACCGCCGCTCAACAAACACTTGCAACTGGTGGAGGTGCCATAATGTTATCAACTCCAAATGGAACCGGTAATTTGTTTCATAAAACATGGATGGAGGCAGAAGCCGGCGGCAAATTTAATGCTATTAAACTGCATTGGACAGTACATCCAGAAAGAGATGAAGCGTGGAGAGAAGAACAAACTTCATTATTAGGCGAAAAATCAGCCGCGCAAGAATGTGATTGCGATTTTATAACTTCCGGACATACTGTTGTAGACGGTCCTATTATACAATGGTATGATCAGACATATGTTGAAGATCCAAAAGAGAAACGTGGATTTGATTCTAACTATTGGTTATGGGAATATCCAGATTATACAAAGGCATATGTAGTAGTAGCTGATGTCGCGCGAGG